AGTCTTTCTGTTCGGGGACGGAGGCCGCGCCCCCATCGACCGGGGCGCTGTTGGGGGTCGCAATCGAGGAGTGCTGTAGCGCGAAGACCTGTCGTGGCATGGGGGGTTCTCCTAGTGACTCACTCGGCACGCTCGCAATCGGGATGCGCATTGAGGGCGGTGCAGAGAGCAAGGCAATCGCGATACCCGCTCGGGCCGGTGAAGGCTTCACCGTAACTCATGCCAGTTCGTCGATCCGTGACGCACCAACCGGGGCGATAGGTGCCGCGTGTGCGTGCCGGGATAAAGCGGTTGGCGGGAGGGGTGCTCGGGGTGGCCATGGAATACTTCTTAACAAAAGGTTAACAAACTTTACGCCTCTTTCAGCAGGTGCGCGAGAGCAATTTCGACGTCATCGGTCTCGATGATCGAGCGGCCATTGCCGCTGTGGTCGTATACGCCGAAATGCTTGAACTCGGGATATTCCCGGTCCTCTGGATTGGCAGGCGAGACCCAGAGGCGGGTGGCGCTGTCGAGTTCTTCGTCGCCCGCGCGCACGAAGGACGGGCAGACGTCGTTATGCCACGAGATGTCGACGAGGGTGCCCGCATCAAGCGCATCAAGGATCGGCTGCGGCATCTCGAAGTGCGCACCGAATTCGCGTTGGAAGAGTCGCAAGTCTGTCATGGGGGCTCCTACGGCATCAGGATCAAGCGGATCCGGCGATGCCCTTTGATGCGTTGTAAGACGTCGATCTGGTCGGTGAATTCGTCGATCTCATAACCGTTCGCTTCGGTATACCCGAGCGCTTCAAGTTGGCGCACGACGTCGGCGCGGTCGCCGGAGAGCGCCAGCTGCATCTCGGCTTTCGTCGTCCAGCGTGACGGGGTCCAAATCAGGCTCACGACTTCCTCCGCATCACGTGCGTGATGTTCTCGTCGGTTGCAATCGCGGGCGTGCCGTGGGCGCCGCCCATGTTGAGAACCCACCCGTGGGGGCCGCGCATTACCGCGCGACCCGTGTGCTGTTGCCCGAAGCGGTTGATGATGGTGACGCGGTCGCCGGGGCGAATCGCGTCAAGGAGGCTGGGGTGCTCGTTGGTCATGGTCGTTACGCCTTGATGCTGTAGCCGGTGCCGCATTCGGTGCAGTGGACCGTGCCGCCGGGGTTGCTCAGGTGCTGTTTGAAGGTGTCGCGCGTCGGGTCGACGATGCCGGTCTCCGCGATGTCGCGTCCGCAGCCTTCGCATTGTTCGCTGCTGCTCTCGTTGAGGCCAATCGAGCCGTCGCGGTTGACGATGATGAACACCGTCTCGCCGTTGACCCGAATGTAGGAGTCGTTGTAGCGCCTGCCGTCCGTGTGTGTGCGGTTCATGACTACATATTACCTATCGATAGGTTCCGTGTCAACTACTGTCTCTGAAGATTCGAACATGCGCGGGTCGAATTCGGCCCATCCGGCGAGGCAGCGCTCGGCGTAGCCCTTGGTGACGTTGGCGGCGTGAACGATCCGTTTCCGGCCGCTGTTGCGCTCGACGGCCCGGCACTGGATGCACATGCCGGATCGGCAGCAAAAGCGGGTGACGGTGTAGGTGGTGGCCATCGGCTACGCCTCCTCGCGGATCGGCTGCCACCAGCAGGCGAGGAGGGTGCCCTCTTCGGGTTGCGCCGCGTAATAGGCATTCAGCCGGTTGCGGGTGGCGCGTTCGGCGGTGATCGCGAGGTCGATGCGGCTGCACCACTGGGCGACGTAGATGATCACCTCGCCCTTGCGTTCGGCGCGGACCAGCACCGCGTGCGTGTAGAGCCGGGCGCTTTTGCGGGTGAAGGTGGTCGGGGCCTCGCCGTTTACCCGGACCGCCGAGGTCGTGTAGGTCGTCTTGGCGGCCATCTTACTTGCCCTCCATCTGCTGGGCGACGCCGCCGTGGCGCTTCGCGTACGCCTCGGCGCGGGTCTTGGTGATCCCGAACATCCGCTGCGAGAGGTGCGGCCCGATCCATTGCCAGTTAGTTGGCTCGGTCTGCATCGTTTCGTGAATCCGGCGGAAGGCGTCGAGTTGGGCGTTGGTCATGGTCGGTCTCCTTTTACTCACCGCGCAGGGCGCGCTTGTCATGACTACATATTACCTATCGATAGGTTCCGTGTCAACTCCTCTCTCTAACTTTTTGCAAACGCGTCGCACCGGGCGCAGGTGGGGACCTGCCCCAAGATCGGGTGCGGGGTGGTCCCGGTCGCGGGCCGCCCGCAGCGGGCGAACCAGCGGCAGGTTGGGGCCGAGCGGCGGTCGAGGGCGGCCCGGATGTTGGCCTTGCAGTTACGGGCGAGGGTGCGGCGTTGGGTCGCGGTCATGGCGTCCTCCTAGGCGAGCACTTCGCGGGTGAGTTCGATCAAGCGGCCACCCGGTTCGTGGCCTCCACGATTTCGGTGTAGACCACCGATTGGCTGTCGCGTTCGATGCGGGCGGTGCCGCGTGTGGCGATTCGGAAGGTTGTCTTGGTGGCCATGGTTGCTGTCCTGTTCTCCGTTCGGGGTGCCGGGGCGACCTTGTTGTTGCGGCGGCTGGTGGGCCGCCCTGCCGGGTTGGGGTTGCTGTTCGCTGTCGCCCCGGCACCGTTCATGACGACATATTACCTATCGATAGGTTCCGTGTCAACTCCTCTTATCAACTAAATGGCTGAGCCGGGAGGTTTTGTACCTTTTACCCGGCCGGGTCAGCAAGGCGCCTGATGATCGCGGGGCAATGGCCCCAGATCCCTCGCTGGTGCGCGTCTGGACGCCGCTGGTCCTCAAATCGGTCGACGCCGCCACGCGCCGCATCAAGGGCATCGCGACGACGCCGACGCCGGATCGCGAGGGCGATGTCGTCGAGCCGCTGGGCGCGACGTTTCCGGATGAACTTCCGCTGCTGTTGCATCACCGCGCCGACACGCCGGTGGGCACCGCGACGTTCAAGCGGCCGACGAAATCGGGCATCGAGTTTGAGGCGGAACTGCCGGTTATCACCGACCCCGGGCCGGTGAAAGACGAAGTGGATCGCGCGTGGGTGTCGATCACCAACAAGTTGATTCGCGGCGTCTCGATAGGCTTCCGCGTCCTCGATAACGCTATCGAGCCACTCAAGACCGGTGGCTTGCGCTTCCTGAAAACCGAAATTCTTGAGTTGAGCTTAGTGACGGTGCCCGCCAATCAAGAGGCGACGCTCTCCGTCATTAAGACACTCGATCTGGCCGCGCTAGGCCTCCGCTCGTCTATCTCGCCCGGCGTTACGGGCTCTCTTCCCGTCGTGCGCGCTGAGAAAGCAGCGCCCGCTATGGCGACAACCATTCCCGAACAGATCACGGCGTTTAGCAATTCGCGAGCGGCCAAACAAGCACGCCTCAATGACTTGATGAGCACCGCAGCGGATGCCGGAGTCACCCTTGATGCGGCGCAGACCGAGGAATACGACACGCTCACCGGTGAGATCAAAGCCATCGATGCGCATCTGGTGCGTCTGCGCGACCTCGAAAAGACGAATCTCATCCAGGCGACGCCCATCACCAAGACCACCGAGTCGGTGACCGCCTCGGAACTGCGCGGCGGCACCAACCCGCTCGTGGTCAGCGTGAAAGCGCAGGTCCCGAAGGGCACCGCGTTTACCCGACTCGTGATGGCGAAGATCGTCGGCAAGAACTCGATCTCCGATGCCATCCGCTACGTCGAGTCGAACAAGCAGTGGATGGAGGAGACGCCTTCGGTGGTTGAGGTGCTCAAGGCCGCGACCAACCCGGGCACCATCGCGGAGCCTGCGTGGGCCGCGCCGCTGGCGATTGCGCGTCCGATGCAGGAGGAGTTCCTAGAACTCCTGCGGCCGGAAACCATCATCGGCAAGATCACCGGGTTCAAGCGGGTGCCGTTCAACATTTCGGTGCCGGTGCAAACCGGAGGTGGGACGTACGCGTGGGTCGGTGAGGGGGCGCCCAAGCCGGTCGGGCAGCTGGCCTTCCAGAGCGTAACGCTGGGCGTCACCAAGGCGGCGGGCATCATCGTGATCTCCGAGGAACTCGCGAAGATCTCGAACCCCTCGGCCGAGATGGTCGTGCGCAACGACATGATTGCGGGCATGGCGCAGTACCTGGATCAGCAGTTCATTGATCCGACGATTGCGGCCGTCACCAACGTGTCGCCGGCGTCGATCACCAACGGCGCGAATGGCTTTGGCACGGCGGGCACCTCCTCGGACAACGCGCGCACGGATTTGAAGAAGGCGATTCAGCTGATGACGGCCGCCAACTATCCGATCTCGCAGTGCGTGTTCATCATGTCGGAGGCGAACGCGTTCTCGTTCTCGACCGCGTTGACGCTGAACGGCGTGCCGCTCAATCCGAACATCACCGCGAAGGGCGGATCGCTGCTCGGCGTGCCGGTGGTGACGTCACAGACCGCCGGGAACGTCGTCGCCCTGGTGCACGCGCCCTCGGTGCTGTTTGCCGATGATGGCGGCGTGAACATCGACGTCAGTCGCGAGGCGACGGTCGAAATGAACACGGTGCCGACGTCGCCGATTAGTGCCGCCAGCGTCTATGTCTCGCTGTGGCAGGCGAACCTGATCGGGTTGCGCGCCGAACGCTACATCAACTGGAAGCGGGCCAAGACCACGGCGGTCGTGTACACCACGGCGACCTACGTCTGATCCGTTCAAGCCTTGAGCCGGGGATCAGGATGGGGTGCCTGATCGCTGGCAGGAGGCGCGCGGGGGCGGTGGGATCAGGCCATGGGCCCGCCGTCCCCGTGTCGTGT